CGCCCACCGTCGTGGGGTTCGTGTTCGATGTGAGCGCGTACTGGAGAAGGACAGCCACGGCGGCCTAGGGTCTCAGGTGAGCGTCACGTCGATTGCGCCGGCCGCGATGCTGAGCTTGTCCCCGGTGTCGAGCGTGCGGGAGGCGGTGAGGGCGGTCCAGTCGGTCTTCTGCGTGGCGCCGGTGGTATCGAAGACGGCGAAGTGCGTGATGGTGATGGCGTCGGCGTCGCAGGCCGCGGATTCGGTCGCGCCCGTGTTCGAGCGCACGGCCGGGTCGGCGTTCGTGGACGCATCCCATGCCGCGATGGCGGTAGCGGCGACGTGGGCGCTGGCGCTGGAGCCGTTCTCGCTCCACTGGACCTTGTCGCCGTCGACTATCGCGGAGTCGAGGGTAGTACGGGAGAATGCTGTGGTGAAACCTGCCATTGTGCTCCTGTCCGCTCTAGACGACGATGGCGGTGAGGCTGAACGTCACGTCCTGGCCGTGGCCGTCTGCGTCGGTGCCGGTGATGAGGACGTTTCCGGTCAGCGTCGCGCCCGCCTTCGTGCCGGTGATTGAGAGGCAGCGCGGCGCGTTGGGGTTCGTGATAGACGTCGTGACCGACTGCGTGGTGGCGAGCAGGGTGATTGCGGCGTGGACGTCTGAGGTGTGGTCAGCCACGGCTCACGAACTCCTGAACTCCTGCGTGACGAACGTGTGCCCGCTGGCGTCGGTCTTGCAGAAGAAGGACCCGAGACAGCGCCACTCCATCGGCATCACGCCGGCCGCGTGAACCAGATACTTGTTCTGGTCGGTGACCAGGAGGTGCGCCGCGTGAGCGCCGGCGAGGACGTTCTCCAGGGTGATGGCGCTCGCTGCGTCCGTAGCGTCCGACGTCGCCGTGACCGTCGCGAGGTTCGTTGCGTCGGCAAGCCCGCCGTGCACCGTGGTGGAGGCGAGGTGGCTCAGCATCTTGGCGCGGACGGCGTTGACCTCAGCGACCAAGGTGGCCTCAGACGTAGCGTCTGTGGTGGTGAGCGCGGTATCGGCGTTGACGTGATAGGCCGTAGAGACCACGTGCGTGCCGAAGTCGTCGGCCAGCTCGATGGAGAGCGCGTAACTCTCGGCCTCGCTGACGGCCGGAACGGTGGCCGCGATGGTGGTGGCGTCGGCGATCTTGTGCGTCAGGATGGATGCGACCTGCAGGGCTTCCGTCGCCACGTTCGGCCGCAGGAACATCGTGATGTTGGACGCGTCGGGAGTGACCTTCACATACGCCGTGGTCGACGGCGTGTAGGCGGTCATCACCGGGGAGACCGGGTACGGCCCAGCGGCGGCGGCGATGGTGGTCAGGTACGCATCGCTGTCGACCGCCTTGACGTGCGCCTGGCCTTTGTTGGTGCCACGCATGGCGATGTTGTCGCCGTCGGTTGTGACCGTGCCGATGGCGAGTGTGTCCTGCCGCACGAGAATGAGGGCGGGACCGACGGGATCGGCGGCGGCGGCGGCATCCTCGGTGTAGAGGTTGGTGCCCGTGACCTTGACGCCGCCCGTCGCGTTGTCGAGTTGGACGTTCTGACGGTCCGTGCCATCGTCGGCCTGCACGAGCACACCGACGCCAAGCGCGGCGGCCTCGGCGGCCACACCGAGGTCCGCGGCTTCGAGGTCGAGGTCGACGTTGGCGACCATGCCCTCGACGTAGACGGCGTCGCCGTAGGTACCGTCTCCGAAGTCGTGCAGCTTCTTGGGTATCCCAGTCGCGCCAAGGGTGAGTGATGTGTCAGTCATTGCGTCCTCTCAGGAAAAAGGCCCCCAGTCGGGAGCCCCTGTGTCACTAGCCGCGTGGCTTCGGTTTGGCCGTTCGTCGCGCGGCGTTGCGCGGCGGGGCGACCTCCGCCGTCTCGATGACCGGAGCGGCACGGGTCGGTTCGCTGACGGGCTCGGCGCACTCGCGGTCGATGAGTTCGAGTGCGATGCTTTCGGGCAGGTCGACGACGGCGAACTCGGTCACGCACTGGCCGTTGAAGACTCGGTTGCGCAGCAGGCCAGCGCCGCGCGGAAGGATGCGGACCTTCATTCGTGCACCTCGGCGACCTCGACCTTCTCCGCCCCCGTGATGCGTTTCAGCATCTCGATGTCCGGGAGGCTCCAGCCGGTGAGCTTGTCGGTGGCGTTGCGGATGGTGTGGTACTCATCGGCCGCCAGCAGGATGGTGTCTGACGGCTCATCGATGATGCGCAGTGCGAGCACGTGGTTCTTGAGCGCCGCCGCGGGGTCCAGGTCGAGCCGTGGCGAGAGCAACACGGACGGCAGTATCTCGCGCGGCTTGTACGGCGGCGGGTCAGGTTCGCCCGGTATGACCGGCGCGTACACAGAGATGTCGAGCTTGTAGGCTTCCATGGTGGGCTTCCTCCCGTGGGGGCCGCCCGGCGTCCGGGAGGGTAACGCCGGGCGGCCCGTCCGTCAGACCGGCCTTACGAAGCGGCCGGTGCAGTCGTGGTGCCGAGCAGGTAGAACACGCCAGTCGGGTCGGCACAGCGCAGGTAGACGTTCGCGCCGGTCACGATGTCGTTGGCGTGGTCGGTGTTGACGAGAGCCGCAGCACCCGCTGCGCCGCGAGCGTCCGCGACGTAGAGGAACGTCGGGATGTCCGTGCCAGACCCCGCGTTGGCGACGCAGATGAACGCGCTGTTGCCGTGCATCGTCTTGCCGCTGGCGGTGTTGATGGTCAGGTTGAGCGGGTTGACCGTGCCCGAGGTCGTGAGGCTGACGGTCGACGTGGCCTTGATGGCGCAGAGTTCCCCAGTGATGCCTGAACTGGTAGCACTGTTGATCTCGGCCGTGACCTCGATACCGTAGAGGTTGGCCGCTGCGGCACCGTATGCCTGTGCATACGCTCGCAGCGCCGCACCCGACCCGCCCGCACCGGTCACGTAGTGCTGGAAGCGGGCGCCGTAGGACGTGCCGGACGTCGCCGAGCAGGCGGTGTAGGACCGCCACGCCATGACGCTTCCGGCGACGTCGCTCGTGATGGCCCCGGCCTTGTTGGCCGCGCCACCGGGGTAGTCGTGCAGTGGGAACTTGTTCCAGCCTGTGCTAGCCATTGCTCTGACCTCCAATCAGTCGGTCAGGGCTTACGCCTGGGTCAGGTAGTACATGGCCACGGCGTCGGGCATGTCGCAGTCCATCCAGAGAGCCGCGCGAATCACGACTTCCCACTCGTTGAAGCGCATCTCCTTGGAGGCACCGATGTCCAGGTTGCCCGCATAGCGGACCCAGAACTTCGAGATGTCGCCGAAGAAGACGTGCTTCTCACCCGTGGTGATGGTCGAGCCGACGAGATACGCCTCTTCGTTGATCGGCTTGCCGAAGAGCAGGTCAGGCTGTCCGGCCTGCATGCTCGGCTGCCAGAGGTAGTCGGACACGCCGTTCTTGAGCTTCGCCAGCTCCAGCATGGCGTAGGTGGACAGGAACCACTGACCGCGCCGACGGACGCCCTGTACCGGCGCGTAGTACACCGACAGGAGTTCGTCCATCGTGAACGTGGTTTGGCTGGCCGCAGTCGCGGCGGAGGTGCCGCAGTAGCCGAGTCCCTTCGGCTGGGTCGAGCCGGTGCCGTAGGCCAGATAGGTGGCCTCCTGCACGGCCAGGGCGCGACCGGCGATGTCGGCCAGCACGTCATAGAACGGGTAGTCCGGCGTGCGGAGCATCTCCTCGGACACGGTCATGAAGCCCTGCACGCGGTAGCTGTTCAGGGTCGTCTTCGTGAACACCGGGTACATCGCGTGCGTCGGTGCCGTCACCTCGGAACCGGGCGACGTATCGGCGATTGCGTCGGTGGAGAGGTGCGGGATGTCGATCGGATGGTCGCCGGCGGTGCGGATGACCTTCGGGCCGGCGGACTTGACGGCGGACTCGGCGTTCTCGTGGACCGAGAGCTGGTTCCACAGCTCGGTCTTGATGTTGTAGAACGCGTAGTCAGCGGTGTCGCCGGTATCCGTGGTCATCGGGTAGTCGGTACGAAGCTCCGGGTGCGCGAACGACAGCTCGTCGTGACGCTTGCCCGTGATGAGGTCGAAGATGTGCCGGTTGAACTTCGCCTTTTCCTTGTTCAGCGACACGACCGGGTCGCTGCGGGTCAGGGCCTCGGTGCGGGCGCGGGCCTCGTCGTCCTCGCGGTCCTTCGCCAAGCGCACGACTTCCTCGTCGATGGTCTTGGACGCGCCGTAGAAGCCGTCCCAAGACTTCTTCTCGGTGTCGCTGCCGGGCTCGGCCTCACGGTACGAGCGCAGGGCCTCGTGCTTCTCCTGCACGAGAGTTTCGAGCTGCGTAGACTCCACAGTCTCTCTCCTTATTTGAGCTTGAGCTTTACGGGCTTCGGCTCCGGCTCAGGAGTGGCGGCCGAGTGCGTTTGCGGCTCGGTTACCGGCTGCAGAGTGGTTGCGTCTGCTGATACGTCGACCGCCTCAGGTGCGGGCGGGTCGGCGGTAGTGACGGGTTCGACGACGGGCGGGTCCAGGACGGCGGCCTCCGCGCGCAGGTCCGGCAGCGACCAGCGCCGCATGAGCTGCGTTGCCCGGGCCTGCACTTCGGTGTCCTCATAGGCCGGGTACGTCACGGGCGAGATGTCGTACAGTCGCAGCTCGCGCAGCGTCCGGGTGATGTACTGGTCGTCGTCATCGCTCGGGTGGTCGACCTGTTCCTTGACGGTCTCGAAAGCGAAGGACGACTGCGAGATGTCGCCACGCTCGATTGACGTCCACAGGTCGCGGGCGAGCTGCGTCTCGGGCAGGTCTATCTCGTAAGCGAGCCCGTGCTCGTCTTCAAAGAGCCGCAGCGTCTGGGCTTTGTTGCGGCCAAGGACGATGTTCGGGTCATGGTTGAACAGCGCCCGCACGTCCGATTCCTTGATGGTCTTGCGGAAGGCGCGCGGTGCGATCTGCTCGCGGAACATGCCGGCGATGATGGCGGGCGAGTTGAACACTGCCGCATAGCCGGCGAGGGTCGCTCCTTCGCCGGCGCTGCCGCGCAGCTCGAACTCGCTCGCCAGATAGCGGCGCTCAATCACTCTCGACTCCTTTCGGGGCATGAAAAAGCCCGCTCATGCGGGCTGCTTCGTCGGTTCTGTCTCACCTTGCGGCGGCGGTGCGGCTTGCGGTGGTATCGGGACGCCCTCCTCGTCAAGCGCGAACGTGCCGCCGTTGATGTAGTACCGGGTCCCGCCGGGCCGCGGGTTCATGTCCTCAAGCTCACGCCAGCGGTCGGCGTTGATGATGCCGCGGTCGAACATCGCGCCGAGGTAGGTGGCGCGCTCTTGCGGGTCGGGCCTCAGGAAGGCGTTCAGATTGAACTTGATGTACGCCGGACGCGGCAGCAGGCTGGAGAACGCCCGCTCAAGCCGCACGATGCGCACGCCGAGCCCGGTCTGCATCCACATCTCTTTGCCGGCCAGCACGCCCGTCACGTAGCCCTTCGCACCCTCGCTCGGCGTGACGTAGTGCGGCGGGATGCCGAACAGGTAGGCGACCTGCTCGGCGGTGTAGCGCTGCGTGAGCAGGAACTGCGACTCCTCTGGCGTGACGGACAGTTGCTTCCACGTCGCGCCGCCGGTCAGGACGCCGATGGCATGCGACTTGGTCACGCCGCCGTGCCGCTTGGTGAAGTCGGCCTTGAGGCGGTCGGTCTGCTCCTGGTTGAGCTGCTTGGCGGGGTGCTCGATGAGGCCGGAGAGGACTGCGCCGGTGCCGAAGAAGTTGTTCGCGAACTTCTGCGCCGCCAGACCAGAGCCGATGAGTTCGGCGTGGTAGGCGATAGGCGAGATGCCGCGCAGCTGCCGCGGCAGGGTGAACGCCTTGATGTGCAGCATCGCGTTCGCGCCGACCGTCAGCTTCTCGCCGTTCGCGTCGATGTCGTAGACCAGGGGACGGCCCCTGACCTCGCTCATGCGCCGCACCGTCACGGCCTTGGGGGCAAGGTGCCAGAGTTCGACGAGGCGACCGCCTTCGGTCGAGACTTTGAGGATGAAGGCGTTGCCGTCTATCTCGAGGCCGGTCTGCACCTCCTGCACCATCTCCGGCCACGTGTACTCGGGGTTCGGCTGCGAGAGCCAGAACGGGGCCGAGTACGGCTCGCGGCGGTCCTCACGACGGGCGAGGCAGTCGGTCGGCAGGCTCGCGATGGTCTCGGCGTTGAGCGAGACGCACCTGTAGACGGCGGGCAGCGTCATGGCCGAGGACTGGTCAACCTGCACGCCGGCCGACGTGTTCGGCGTCGAGCTGAACACGTCCTCGAAGCGCAGGAAGCCGCTGTCTCGCGCCTCGCTCGGGGCTGCCTCGCGACTGGTCCACTCGCGCCAGAGGGTCACGTCTCACCGCCACTGGTCGGCATCAGGAAGACGATGGCGAATGCCGCGACGCACAGTCCCCCGACGATGAAGCCGAGAGGCGGCCATGCCATGAAAAAGCCGCCCGAGACGGCGGCCGTGCCGAGCGCGACGAGTATGTAGGCGATGGTTCTCGTGTGCGCCCCTTCCTCACTCAAAGCTGATGAACTGGACTTCGGGTTCCTCTGCCTCAGCGATGGCCTCGGACAGGGCTGTGACCAGTGCAGCGATACCGTCAATGCGTTCCGTCGACTTGCGCTTGCTCGGCTTGATGGCCTCGTAGGGGTCCAGCTCGGCGACCACGTTGTCTGCCATCCAGCGCAACACCGGGTTGCCGCCGTGGCGCAGCGTGTGGTTCGCGACGATGGTCTCGAGGAACTTGCTCGGCGCGCTCATCGTCTTGAACCCCTGCCGGACCGGAACCATCTGGATGCCCTCTTCTGCCAGCTCAACCGAGAGCTGCGTCGCGTGCCACGGGTCGTAGCCGATGGACTGCACGTCGAACGTTGCGCAGTCTTCGAGGACGCGCCGCTTGATGTAGGCGTAGTCAATGACGTCGCCCGGCGTCAGCTCGAGGAAGCCGCAGTGCACCCACTCCAGGAGCTGGTCGCTCATCGCGCTCCGCTTCGCCTGCACCGCCTCCTCGGGGAGCCAGAAGCGGCAGAGCACGTCCCAATGCCCCTCGTCGGGCAGCACCCACACGCACGCCGAGAAGTCGGACGTCGACGACAGGTCGAGCCCGCCCCACGCCGACCGCCCCCGCAACTCATCGAAGGTCCGCCCGACGCCGCCACAGGCATCCCATGCGGCACGGCCGAACCAACGTTCAGACGACTGCGTCCACACGTTGAAGTGGAGCTGCATCACCTTGTTCTGCGCGGCCGGGAAGTGCACCGCGTCACGCACCTGACGTCGGATCTCGTCGGGACGGATGAAGCCTCCCGGCTGACCGATGAGACTCGGGTTCGCGAGCGGCCACAGGTCTTTCTCGTGGATGAAGTGGCCGCCCCGGTCCGTCTCGGCGACGGCCTCGAAGCTAGTGCCTTCGGGCAACTCGTACAGGCGACCCACGAACGCCCGGTCTTTGATGTGACCGGACTGCACCTGGCGCGCCTTCGTGTACCAGCGGTAGCAGATGGACTCGCGGTTGTGGCCCGCCGTGCTGATCGCGAACATGAGCGGCTGCTCGCGGGCACTCATCGAAGTCTCCAGGACGTCTATCAGCTCGCTCGTCTTCTGCGTGTGCAGCTCATCGACGACCACGCAGCTTGCGTTGAAGCCGTGCGAGCCGGCCGCGTCCGCCGGGATCGCGTGGTAGAAGCCGCCCCTGCTCGGACCCTTGAGGCAGACGATCCGCTTCGTGCCACGGTAGGCTTTCAGGTACTCGCGCAGCACGGGGCTGCGGTCCACCATGTCGGCCGCGACCTTGTAGACGATGCCCGCCTGTTCGCGGTCGAACGCGGCGCCGTAGACCTGCGGGCTCGCCTCACCATCGAAGCCGAGCATGTACAGGGCGATGGCCGCTGCCAGCTCGGACTTGCCCTGCTTCCTCGCGATCTGCAGGTACGCTATGCGAGTGAGCCGGCGACCCTTGGCGTCGACGTTGCCGAACACGGCCGTGACGAACTCGCGCTGCCACGGTGCGAGCTTGAACGGGAGCCCCGCCCACTTGCCGATGGTGTGGACGCAGCATTCCTCGATGAAGCGGACAACGGCCGCGGCCTTCTCATCGCCGAGCCGTGACCGCGAGTATCTCGCTGGCCGTGTCCTTGGCTTCGTCGTCCCGTTTCTCGACGTCGATACGGGCACGGTGCGCTGCTCCAATCCCGAGCTGGGCCGCGAACTTGTCCACGCGGTCCCAGGCTTTGTTGCGGATGGCCACCTCCGGACGCTGCTGCAGATAGCCGCTGGGGGTCTCGACCGTGTAGCCGTACTCGTCGATGAAGCTCTCTAGGCGGCCGGCCTCTTCGTATGCCGAGCAGTAGCCGGCTAGGGCCGACTGGTCGACGGCCGTGAGCACGCCGCAGTAGTCGAGTTCAGGTACGAGCCGCTCCCATATCGCCTGTGCGCCCGCGTTGAGCCACGAGGGGCAATCTGGTACGATGGGGCGCGGGTTAGGCTCGCCTTTTGGGAGGGGACGCTTGCCGGGATTGCCCTCAATGACCTTCAGCGACGTCGGTTTCGGCTTGCGGCCTGTCGGCATTTGGACCCCCTATGGCCGTTTCGCGGAAGTGCGAATGACGG